GCTTTTGTGTTTTTTGATAGTTCAGGAAAACATATCTTCTTCAAACCAAATAACTCTTCGCAGACTTACTTCTCATTTGATACATCAATAATCACGCCAACATTAGCTATAGATTCTTTTAAAGACACTTTGGATCAGCTAAGTTCAGTACCCAAGATAAATCCTCTTTTAAAATAATTAAAATAATACTTGAACATATATATATATTTATGTATATTAATACACATGTTAAACAAAAAAGGAGTAATTAACATGGAAAAATTAACTAAACAATATATGGATGAACTTTGGGTAAATGCAGAATTTACAAATATTGTAAAAAAATCATCACAAAAAACCTTAATTATGATGTGTTTGTTAGTTGTTACAAAAATGACTACTAATTCTTTTAAGAAATTTATTAAACTTTATAAAGAACAGGAGAGTGCATAATGAAAACACAACAACAATACTTTGATGAAATAAACAATAATTGGCGAAAGTTTGATTCTTCTAAAGACTGTTATGTAAAAAGAAGATTGAGAAAACTCAATGTTGGTAATCTAAAATATATTTTAAATATGATTGATGAACAGATAAAAGATGTTGAATTAAATAGCAGACCATCAGAAATAGTAGCAACTGAAGCTGGATGGATGCCTATTCAAAAATATATTAATTACACTATTGATAAAAGGGAGAGTGCATAATGAGATACACATTAGAAGTATGGCTACCAAAAAATAACTTTTGGTTTAAAGCATTTGTAGGTAAAGATATGATTGAGCTTGGCAGACAGATTCTTAAAGTCAAAAAACAAGGTCATAAATATAGAGTTAGTAAAGAGAAAAAAAATGCAAAATAAACAAAAGTGGTGGGTTTACATCAATGGCTATAGAGTAGCAGAAACTAAATCTATTGGTTACAAATGGGTTTATTACAGAACTTCTAAATATTCTAGGTATAGAAAAATTAAAAGAAGTGAATGGGACAAGGCTTGTTTATCTACACTTGCTGAACAACAAGAAAAGTTAGATATTACAAATAAGGCTAGAGAGCTTGGAATATCTAACACTAAAAAATCAAGAAAGAAATTTGGTTGGACTTATAAGACTTTTCAAGAGATCAAATCAGAAGTTACATCTTATGACTAATCCATTTCAAAAGGCTTGTGATATTTTGGAACAGCATACAAGAATAGAAATTGCTGAAAAAGAATTAGAAGAAGCTGAAGAACTGGTAAAACAAAAAAGAGATAATTTATATAATCATAAAGCTAAATTATGGGAGTTAGAAAATGAGCAATAATGTAACATTTAATTTAACAGGTGGTGGAGAACTTAATATACCAGCTAGGTTTATAAGTGGTTTTTATAAAGATGATATTACTAGCGATGTCATAGTAGAGGTACTAGGTGAAGAATACATAGTCAGGGATAGCCTAGATGAAATTAAATATATATTGGGGATAGCTAGATGATGGATGCTAATGATATTAAGAAAGCAAGAAAGATTATTATAGATGAAATAAAATCTTATACAGAACAAGGAATCAATGAAATTGCTACCTGTAAATATTTAGCAAACAAATATAATTGTTATTGGGGAGCATTACAACAATTAGCAAATCAAAGTTTAAAAAGTATTAAAAAATCTGTAGAAACAGCAGAAAAAATATTGGAGAAACAAAATGATAAAAGAAGTTGAAATGATAAAAATGCGTAAAGATATAGACCATCTTGTAAAAAATTATTTTTTTACCTATTACTCTCTTGCAGAAATATGTGGTCTTGCACAAAGAACTATCAGAGAGTTTATGACAATGAATAGAAGTTTGTCAGCTAAAAATATTCATTCAGTAAAAAAACATCTGCACATAATAAAAGAACAAATTAAAGAAGCAGAAGAGTACCAACCTGCAGAAACAAAATGAAACCAATAGGTAAGATAACAAGAGATGATTATTGTACGCACTCATTAATACCATATTTATTTGATGCTGGGCATTTTAAGACTAAACAAGAGGTACTTAACGACTGCATTAGAGCAAGGCATGGTGAAAGTATTAGAACTCCACAAACCCTTAGACAAAGAACAGGTGATGTATTAGAGAAGCCTTTGATCCAAGAATGTATGAAAAGACTTGGCATAGATAAGTATGAGGATAAGGTAACTGAAAAGGTAGTACATCCTATATTACCCCTAGAAGGATCATTAGATGGTATGGCTTATCCTGAAAAGCTAACTATAAAAGAAGATATAGAAAATGGTATACATACATTAGATTCTACAGAGGTTTATCTAAATGGTAATGTTCCAATAGAAGTAAAATGCACTAGCATCTATCCTGATGATGTACCACCTGATTGGTTAGGTGTTTTGCAACTTAAAGCTGCTATGGCAACTACACAAGCAAAAGCAGGTATTTTAATTATTCTTTACCAGTCAACTGATCTAAGAATATATGTCATACCTAAAGACTATGTTTTTGAACAAGAACTTGCAGAAAAGGTTTGTGATTTTAATAGAAGAATAGATGAAGAAGATTACTACACGCCACAAGTTACATCTGATGCTCATATTAAATATCCAAATGCATCTGATGAAACAAAGATACTACCTGAAGATACATTAGAATTTATTAAGCAGTTAGAACAAACTAATGACATGATAAAGAATTTAGGTGCTATGAAAGAAAAACTATCAGCACATATCATGGATCAAATGGGTAATGCATCTGTAGGAAGAACTGGTGAATATGTCATTAACTGGAAGATGCGTAAGTATAAGGCTCAACCTGAAAGAGTTGTGCCTGCTAAAGATGCTTATGAGATTAGAAGTAAGACATTAACAATTAAAAAGGGCAATTAGATATATGAGAGTATATAGGTATTATGGAGAGTTTATCTTTTGCCCTTACATTGATTATAAGAGAAAACAAAGAAAGTATTAATTAACTATGGTAATAAAGTCATATTAATATTAATATTTATATGGAGAGTTTAAATGGAAGATAATTACAAAAAAGCACTATGGATTCCTACTGATCTACACATAGAGATTAAGGTATTTGCTGCTAAAAATAATATGAGCATAGAATCAGCAAGTCAGTTATTACTGAAACTTGGTGTATGCAGTTATGAGCAAGGTAAATAAAATGAGCCAAAATAAAGAAGCTGTAGAAAAAAGAAGAAAAGAGATAGCTGAAGAAAAGCTAGATAAGCAGATTAAGTATATCTACTTTCAAAAAGGTGCTGGTGAACATTATAAAGAAATAGCTTATATGAGTGGTCGTATAGTTAGGACAGACTATGGTCAACTCTAGAAACAAAGGAGCTGCATTTGAAAGATACATTGTCAACAAAATTAATACTTACTTTGAATCTAATAATATAAATAAAAGAGTAAAAAGAAACTTGGATCAATATCAAGAAAAAGGACAAGCAGACATTTATTTAGATAACTTTGCAATAGAATGTAAGAGGTATAAATCAGGGAGTAATATGCCTAGAAATAATTGGTGGACACAAACGCTTGAAAGTGCTGGTGATAAATACATACCTATTTTAATATGGAAATATGATAGGAAAAAAATACAATGTATAGTTCCAGCTTGGCTAGTTTCAGAAGTACCACAATCAAACAAGATAACTATGATGTTGCCATTAAAAGACTTGTGCGAAAACATCGATGAAATCTTACAGAAAGCAAATGGATGTTAATAGTTTTATGTTAGAAGAAGAATTTGATATCTATTGCAGAGAAAGATTTGATAGGATTAATGTTGCTTGTGATTTTTTAGGAGTAATCAACGATGAAGATTTTGTTAGCTTTAAGGAAAGAAATTACACTACCCTTGAAGCTGATTTTTTAACCAGTATTGATAAAACAATACATTAATAAGGAGAGTATATATATGGATATTTTAGGCGGAATGAATAGTGGTGGTGGAGAATCACCATATTTAAAATGGAAAACAGGAGATATGAGCTTTCATAATGGTGAAGCACCAATAGAGTTTCAATATCTTCAGCTTGATCCAGCTACTTTTTTAAGTGGTTGGGGATGTTACAAACAAGTATCAGGTTATGACTTTGTTTGGGATAAACAGTTTGGTGTTGCAGAGAGTAAACCTGAAGAAGATTATAAAAGAGCTTTTTCAGCTTGGGTATTACCACAAGGTTTATCAAGACCTTTGTTATGGCAAAATATGACATTTGCAGAAACACAAGCATTTAATAAAATACTTGGTTTGTTTTGGAATGAGAAAGATAAGAATGGTGATTTATTACCAGTTGTAAAATTTACAGGAGCTAAAAAGTTACAAGTAGGTTTAGGACAATCAAGTGAGCTAAGTTTTGAGTTTGCTAAGTTTGCACCTAGATCAAATGAGTTTGTAATTCCTAGTTGGTATTATGAAGATGAAAATGATAATGATATTAAATCACCTAATGATGGTTTATCTGATTTGGTTAATAAGCAGATCAATGACAATAATGATTTATTAACAGATGAAGATATACCATTCTGATGCAGAACATAGATTGGCAAAGAATAGCACCTGAAGTAGCTAGAGATTTACTTGGAGAACCAAAAAGTACAACATCAACAGAATACAGATGGGGTAACAAAGGTTCTTTAGTTTTAAATCTTGAAGATGCTACATGGTATGATTTTGAAAATGATACTGGTGGTGGTATTGTCGATTTAATTAAACATCTTAACAAAGATGTAGCTATTACTTTAAAACAATATGGTTATGATTTAGCACCACAACATGATTACTCCTCAAAAGGAACACACCCCCTTGTTCCTAAAAGTGGTGCTAGATCGTTTACAAGAGAACAAATGATTGATCTTTATAGACAAGCAGAAATAAAAGTTAAGTATGCAGATAATTTTATGGTGTTAAGATTTCTTGAAGGACACTACATCAAACAAAAATATGCACCATTTACATTAAATACTAATGGCACTTGGTCTATGAAAAGACCTGATGGATCATTACCAATTTATATAGAAGAAAAGCATCTTGATAAACCAGTCATAATTAATGAGGGTGAAAAGGCACTTAAAGGATGTCAGCAAATATATGACTATGATAGTTGTACTTGGCATGGTGGCGTAAATGCTTGGGATAAAGCAGACTGGTCTAAAATTTATAATAGAGAAGTTTATATCTTTCCTGATAATGATGAAGCTGGTAAGAAGTGTGCAAAAGATATAGAAAGACATTTGAAAGAAAATGGATGCAAGGTAACTGTAACTAATCCACCTAAAGATTTTAAAGAGAAAGATGATTTGTATGATGCCTACAAAAGCAATTACTTTAAATCATCAGGTGATCTTGTTAGTTATATAAAACAAAACAAACTAAAACCACCAAGAGGTTCTTTATACTTTCAAAGTGTAAATCAGATTATGGATAACCTAACTGAACCTGATTGGATGGTAGATAGGGTATGTGAAAGAGGTACAGTAATGTCTATCTTTGGATCACCTAAATCAGGTAAGTCTTTTATAGCAATAGCTATGGCTTGTGCTGTTAGTTCAGGCAAAGACTTTTATGGATTTAAAACAAAACCATCTACTGTACTTTACTTAGCTGGTGAGGGTTTTATAGGAGTAGGTCGTAGAGTAAAGGCGTATGAGGAGTTTTATAATATAAATATCAGTGATAAACCATTATTAGTTTCAAATAGAGGATCAAGAATAGGAGATGATGAAGAATTTGCTATGTTGCAGAATGTTTGTAGGGATATAGAAATAGATAAGGGCAATATAGGTATGATTATTATAGATACTCTAGCTAGAAACTATGGACTTAATGAGAACTCTACAGAAGATATGAATAAGTTTATTCAAAGAGTAGATGAATTAAAAGAAGAATTTAACGCAACAATAGTTATAGTACATCATACAGGTCATGGTAGTAATGGTAGGGCAAGAGGTAGTTCTGTATTACCAGCAGCTTTGGATTATGAGTTTAGAGTAGATAGAGATAAGAACAGCGATGATAAGGCTATGTTAGTTACTGTTAAGCAAACGCTAGTTAAAGATGGCACTCCAATAGATGATTTATACTTTAAATTTAAAGAACAAACACTATATGGTTATCAGGGTGTAACATCAGGTGTATTAGCTATAACAGATGAATCACCAAGAAAACTAGGCTTAACTAAAGCAAGAGAAGAAACAATTAAGGCTATCGAGGACTACCAAAAAGAAAAAGCACCTAATGATCCTGTAAGTGTTTGGGCTAAATTTACAATAATAAAAGCTAGAATGGATATATCAGATAGTGCCTTAAAATCAAGATTAGCTGATTTAAAAGACATGGAATTAGTGCATTACAAAGAGGGTTATGGTTATCAAGCTAAATCCTTTGATAATGAGGTATTTTAATATGGTTGGGTTTTGGTCGGTTTTTGGTTGGTTTTTGGTTGGGTTTTTTGGCAAAATCAATAGAAAGATGGTTGGTTTGGTTTGTATTTCTTATACAACCAACCACCAACCAACTAAGATTACAGTATTATGAACCAACCAATTACATATTTAGATAAGAAGCTAAAAGATAAATTAAAGGCATTACGCACTTATGAATCAGAAACTTATGCTAAATGGGGTAACAGGAAAAAAATCTTTATGATGGTAGGTGTAGATTTTGAGATTAAGTTTTGTAGAGCAGAGATGATATTAAAAAAATCTTTACAGTCTGAATCTATACAAAAGAAAATAACAAGAGTGGAGATGATGGATAGAGCATTACAGCAACTTAATATAAAATTAGAAAGTAGTGGTTATGCACAATTACAACCAAATGCTAGATCATTTAGATTTGATAACAAGAATATATTGGTTTGTGATACGGATGAAGAAAAACCATTGTTAGTAAAAATACATAAACAAGAAAAAGATATAACAATATTTAGTGTAGAAGAATTACTTAGATGCATACCAAAAGACTTCATGGATGCTAAACATTTATTATCAAAACTTAATAAAGAAGTAAACTTTGAGAAGATAACTTATGGGCAAAGGTAGTAAACGCAGACCTGAAGATAAAAAGAAAATAAATAAGAATTGGGATAAGATATTTAATAAGGATAAGAAAAGTGCCAACAAAACTAAAGAAAAGTGTTAAGTCATATAATAGACAAACAGGTAAGACAACTACAGAACATTTTTATTTACACGCTACTAAACAAGAAGAACTAGAAACAATAGCTAATGATAGTAATAGACATCCAAAAATTAGAATCAAATGCAAAAGAGAAATCATTAAAAGGAGTAAAGCAAATGACAGACTTAGTAAATAAACCACCTCATTATAATAAAGGTGGTGTTGAAGCAATAGATTATATCAAGCAACAATTAGGTAAAGACTTTCCAGCATACTTAGAGGGATCAGCAATCAAATACATACATAGACATAAATTTAAAGATGCCAACATACAGGATTTAGAGAAAGCTGTATGGTACATAAATAAACTTATAGCACATTACGAGAACCTATAATGGATATAAGTTTTTATGCAGTTGTTGGTATTATATTATTAATGGTCTATCAATTAATTGTAAACAAATGAAAATAGATAAAGACAAATTAAAAGAAAAGATTAAACAAGGAAAATCCTCACATGATGTTGCTATGACTTTAGGATGCCACCCATCTACTGTTAGAAGAAAAGCTAAAGAGTTTGGTTTAGTATTTAAGACCAAATCATATTGGAGAAAGTATGAAAGTTAATGTAGAGAGCAACATTAAAGAAATAACTAAATGGACTACTAACGCACAAAAGAAACAAATACCTTTTGCAACACAAAACGCAATTAATACAACTTTGTTTCAGTTGCGTAAAGAAATGGGAAAGCAATTAGATAAAAAGTTAGATAGACCAACGCCATTTACAAAGCGTGGCTTTTTTGTAGATAAAGCTAAAAAGAATTTATTGGTTGGTGTATTGCTCATGAAAGATATTGTAGCTAATTATATGCAGTATCAAGTAGATGGTGGTATTAGAACAGATAGCAAGTTCATACCAGTACCATTTGTACCTAACGCAAGATTAAATAAGTTTGGTAATATTATTGGAAAGAAAACAGGTTTAATAAAAAAACAAACGCAATTCATGGGAACAGTTAAGGGTACAACTGGTGTATGGGAAAGAACTAATAAGAATCAAAGAGTTAAGTTAATTATAGGTTTTGAAAAATCAGCTACCTATAAACCTAGATTTCCATTTTATATAATTGCACAAAAATTTAGTGCCAATGTGTTTGATAAGAACTTCACTAAATCATTTAACAGGGCTATAAAAAGTGCTAAGTAGGGTAGGGCAGGGTAGCGTAGGTTCTTCTACAACGTTTATTATGGGTTATTCGCGACCACACTTTTTTTCTAGCGACAGACTATATATATTTGGGTAATTTATAGGTTATGGCAACGCAAAGAGATGTAGCAGAACATTTAGACTTATCAACAAAAAGTATCTCTGAATTAATAACAAAAGGTGTATTACCATCAAAAAAAGGTAGATCACCTTTAAATGTAGATGTTTGCAGACATAGTTACATAAGTTATTTGCGTAAATTAGCTGGTTATCACAAAAAAAGTGGTTCAGGTGACATAGCAGAAGAAAAAACACGCTTAACTAAAGCACAAGCTGATAAAGCAGAGCTAGAGGTGTCAGAATTAGAGGGCAAGTTAATACCAGCACCTTTAGTACAAGATACTTGGACTGATTTTGTTGCAAATGTAAGAGCAAAGCTACTTGGCATACCATCAAGACTTGCACATCAAATGATAGCAACTGAAAACTATGCAGAAGCAGAAAAATTAATACAAGATTGCATTTATGATGCACTTAATGAATTAGCAGACAATGGAATACCTACAAAATATGCAGATCGTGTTGAAAAACACGAAACAGACATTTAAACCACCACCAAAGTTAAAATTATCAGAGTGGTCAGATCGTTACAGGAAGTTATCACCTGAATCTTCTGCTGAAGCTGGTCAATGGAATACTAGTAGAGCAGAATATCAAAGAGAAATAATGGACACTTTTAATGATCCTAATATTGAAAGAATAGTTGTTATGACTTCTTCACAGGTTGGTAAGACTGAAATAATACTAAATGCAATAGGCTATTACATAGATCAAGATGCTTCCCCAATCCTCGTAGTGCAACCAACCTTACAGATGGGCCAAGCATTTAGTAAAGATAGGCTTTCAGCTATGATCAGAGATACTGAAAAATTAAAAGATAAAGTAAAAGATGCAAGAAGTAGAGATAGTGGAAATACGACTATGCACAAAAAGTTTGCAGGTGGTCATATAACTATTGTTGGTTCTAATTCAGCTTCAGGTTTGGCATCAAGACCAATTAGAATTTTGCTAATGGATGAGGTAGATAGATATGAGCTAAGTGCTGGTAGTGAGGGTAGCCCTATTGCACTTGCTGTAGCTAGAACAAAAACATTTTGGAATAGAAAGATATTTATGTGTTCTACTCCAACTATAAAAGGACTATCTGCTATAGAATCAGCTTTTGAAGAATCAGACAAACGCTACTACTATGTACCTTGTCCTGAATGTGAACATAAGCAAGTATTGAAATGGAAGAATGTTGTTTGGGAAGAAGATAAACCTGAAACAGCATCTTATGCTTGTGAGGAATGTGGATCAGTTATTGAAGAATCAAAAAAACAATTGATGCTTAAACATGGTGAGTGGAGAGCAACAAATCAATCCAGTAATACAGCAGGGTTTCATATATCAGAACTTTATTCCGTTTGGAGTACATGGTCACAAATGGCTACTAACTTTCTTGAAGCAAAAAAAAATCCTGAAACATTAAAAACATTTATCAATACTGCTTTAGGAGAATCATGGGAAGAACAGGGTGATGCAGTAGAGTATGACACTTTATTACAAAGAAGATTATCTTACGACAAAACTACTGTTCCTGAAGAAGTATTAGTGATAACAGCAGGAATTGATACACAAAAAGATAGGCTAGAATGTCAGCTAGTAGGTTGGGGTAAAAATTACGAAGCATGGGTGCTGGATTATAAAATCTTTTGGGGTGATCCTAATGCTTATCAGGTGTGGCAAGACTTAGATGTTTACTTAAAGAAAAGATTTAAGACTGAAACAAATAGAATCATACCTATATCATGTGCTTGTTTAGATTCAGGTGGACACCATACAAATCAAGTTTACGCATTTACTAAACCAAGACAAGCTAGAAGAATATTTGCAATCAAGGGTTTATCACAAGCTGGTAAACCAATAGTAAATAGACCAACATTTGTAGGTAAGAATAAAGCTGTTTTATATGGTGTTGGAACTGATACTGCAAAAGAAGCTATATTTGCTAGATTATCTACTGAACCTGAATCTACTACACTACATTTTTGTTCTGATCTTGATGAAGAATATTTTAAACAACTTACAGCAGAAAAAAGAGTAACTAAATGGCTTAGAGGTAAGAAGTCATTAGTATGGAAACAAATAAGACCAAGAAACGAAGCATTAGATACTTTAGTCTATAACTTTGCAGCTATATATATTCTAAATCCGAATTATGAAGTTATTGAACAAAAAATATTAGTACAAGATAACAATATTCAACAAAAACCAAAACAAAAGCATAGAAAAGGCATAAATAGGTCAAATTTTGCTACATCTTGGAAATAGTAATTATTTGCATCTAAAATATTGACAATATAGTAAAGAACCTTAGTGTTATAGATAGATTAATCTATAAAAAGAGAGGTTTTTACTTGTCTAACGCATTTGATAGAGCAAATTACACTACTAAAGAACCTAGTAAGCTAGTGCTTGGAGATTATTGGGCATGGCGTAGGGATGATCTTGCAAGTGATTATCCAGTTAGTGCTTATGCATTAACCTATGAGTTTCACCTAGATGCTGGTGGTGGTGGTACAAAAAAATTCACACTGACTGCTACTGAAGCAGATGATACTTATTACATAGAAGCTGCATCATCTAGCACCACCAGTTATACAATAGGTGATTATATTTGGGAAGCATACATAACTAAATCTGCTGATTCTAATAGAGTTATGGTTGATTCAGGGAGAACAACTATTACTGAAAATTTAGCTAATACAAATGCTGATTTAAGAAGTCACGCAAAGATTACGCTTGATGCTTTAGAAGCAGTTATCGAAAATCGTGCCAGTATGGATCAATCTTCAATGTCTATAGCAGGTAGGTCTTTATCAAGAATGTCTATAGATGAACTTTTAACATTCAGAGATAGGTATAAAGCTGAATACTTAAAAGAAATAAAACTTGCAAGAATTAGAAACAAACAAGGTTCAGGTAATACTGTAAAAGTAAACTTTGGATCAACTCAAACAACTAATGTAACTGATTACACATAATGGCTTGGTATAACAATATATTTGGTGGTAATAAAAAACCAAAAAGAAAATTCAAAAGAAGTTATACAGGTGCAAATACAGGTAGGTTATTCGCTGATTTTATAACTAGCTCTACCTCTGCTGATGCTGAAATAAAAGATAATATAAGGGTTCTAAGAGATAGAAGTCGAGATTTAGCAAGAAACGATCCATTCATTTCAAGATACTTAAACCTGATGGTATCGAATGTGATCGGAAAGCAGGGCGTAAGAGTTAGCTCCAAAGCACGAAATGATGATCAATCATTAGATATTGGAGCTAACCTGCTTATCGAAAGATCATGGAAAGAGTGGTGTCAGTTAGGAAATTGTACTGTAAATGAAAGACTTACATTTATTGATTGTCAAAAAATATTTATTGAAACTCTTTGTAGAGATGGTGAGGTAATAGTAAGAAAAGTCAAAGATAGTAGTTCACCATTTGGTTTTAAAATATCATTTATTGAAGCAGATCATTT